TACTTCTAGGATATTTAAGCCCTAGCGACTGGCCTAGCAGACGCTTACGAAGACTCTAGGGCAAACCCTTTCGTAAGGAGGTAATTCACAATGGGTACTACACGTTATTCTGGACCAGTGTTATATAGTGGTGGAGCTAATCAAACTGCTGGTGGTGCGTGGTTTACAAATCTACCAATTCAATCCAACCCTGATTATGTTTTCCAGTATGAAGATTTTACTGGGATTGCGGTTGATGGCACCAACGATTGGACTTATTCACAACTTACCAGTGGTACAGGTGCCATTAAAGCTGACGCCATTGGTGGGTGGTATGAAATTTCCGGTTCTGGATCAGATGATACAGGGGCTTCTCTTCAAGGCAACGAAGTCTGGGGACCGGAAGCCAGTAAGAATATATTCTTTGAAACCCGTATCATTATGTCAGATGCGGATCAGATGGATATGTTTGTTGGTTTTTGTGAGAATGGTACTTTAGCTACAGGCGTCCCTTTTGGCACCAATAATCAGATCGGCTTCCTTGTTGTTGACGGAGCAGCAGATATTTACGCTGTTACGGACAATGGCGGAACTGAAACTAAAACTGATACTGGTGTTGATTTTGCTGATGGTTCGGTTACCGGGAGCACAATTACCAATGATCGTCGGCTGGGTTTTATTGTCCGGGGTACTGGACAGGTGGAATTTTATGTTGACCGCAAATTGGTTACAACGACTACCGATAACATCCCAACGGCCCAACTGACTACGTGGGTTGCTGGTGTATCTGGTGAAGCTGTGGCTAATGTTGTTGATTGTGATTATCTCTTGGCAGTAGCGCAACGCACCACGGATGGTATGACTCAATACGATAAACAACCCTAATAGGTGAAACATGGCTAAAAATGAAGAATCGGCTAAAAAATCTTCAACAAAAAAATCATCTAAACAGCCCACCCCTCCAAAGGGGAGTGCTGAACATAAAGCGATGGTTTTACGCGGAGAAATCAAGGAGTAAACTAGATGGCTGATACTTTTGTAGAAAAAGTCATTGAAGATGGTCCTCGTAAGTTAGTTAAATCTTTTTCGTACACGCACGTTGACACTGGTCAAAGTGCGGTTACGGCAGTAGATGTTTCTGGCTTATCCGCTCTTCAGGATGGCACTGCTTGTACGGGAGTTCGTATTAATAAAATATGGTTTAGTACGACAAATCTTGAATTAAACATTTTATGGGATGCCACTACAAATGTAATAGCAGTAGTGCTACCAACAGATTATCAAGGTAGTTTTGATTTTTCGTCTTTTGGTGGTTTGGTAAACAGTGCTACAAGTCCTACTGGGGATCTTAACTTTACTACGGTGGGACATTCTGCTGGTGATGATTACACCGTGGTCCTTGAGTGTATCAAAGAGTTCTAAAGTGGAAGAGGCCGCTTCATATTTATGGAACGGCCTTCTTACCATAGGAGGTGCGGTTATTGTTCTGTTTATTAAAGCGCACCATTCAAATGTTCAAAGGATTGAAATCTTGTTGAACAAAACGAGAGAACAAGTCGCCAGAGATTATGTGAACAAAACAGATCTTACGGCAGATATGAATAGAATTCTTGATCGTTTTGATCGTTTGGAAGATAAGATTGATTCCTTTATGAAAGGATAAGTAGTCCTTTAAGGAGAGTAGTATGGCAACTTCTGGATCGGTTGATTTTAATCTCAATATGGCCGACATTACAGAGGAAGCCTTTGAAAGATGCGGCTTAGAACTTCGGACAGGTTACGATGCGGCTACAGCCAGAAGGTCTTTAAATCTTCTTTTTGCTGAATGGGCAAACAGAGGATTAAATTTATGGACAATTGATGAGATCAATCAGACGGTTGCCCAGCTTTCTTCAACCTCCTCTATTACCACTTACCCCATAGGCACTATTACTTTATCAGTGGCGTCTTCTACTTCCTTTAGTGTGGGAGAAACCATCACGGGGGGGACAAGTGCGGTTACAGCCGAAGTCATCACGAAGCCTGGGTCTACCTCAATGACAATTACAGTTCCCAGTGGGACTTTTACTTTATCAGAAACCATTACTGGGTCTTCGAGTGCCGCCACTACCACCGTTTCAGCGGTTCCTGACCTGACTGATGTTCAGGCTACGGTAGATGTGCTGGAAGTAGTGGTAAGACGGGATAATTCAGATATAGGAATAACCCGAATCAATAGATCTGATTACTTGAATACTCCTAATAAGACCACCCAAGGAAGAGCTTCCCAGTATTATGTGGATCGTCTTATAACCCCCACCATTACTATTTGGCCAACTCCTGAGAATTCTACGGATCAAGTGATCTATTATCGCGTGAAAAGGATGCAGGATGCAGATGCAGGTGTGAATACCGCTGATATTCCTTTCCGGTTTTTACCCTGTTTAACCGCCGGGTTAGCTTATTATCTTTCCGTTAAGAAAGCTCCTGACAGAATTGGCATATTGAAAAATATTTATGAAGAAGAATTCCAAAGGGCTGCTTCTGAGGACGGGGAGAGAACCGCTCTTCGTTTGGTTCCAACATACTCATCACTGAGTCTTTCATAATGACTAGATATGCTTCTGGGAAACATGCTCTTGGAATTTCTGATCGTTCAGGTCGCGCCTACAAAATGAGAAACATGATCATGGAATGGAATGGCTTGTTAGTCGGCAGGGACGAGTTTGAAACAAAACAACCTCAACTTATGCCTCGTCATGTAGTAGCTGATCCTCAAGCCTTACAATTTGCACGACCAGACAGGACGGAACCAGTGGTAGAAGTTCTTTTGGATTTTAATTCTTTTTTAACAGGCGTCTCTGGGTCAAGTGTCATAACTGTAACTCAGGCAAATCATGGAAGAAGTACAGGGGATCTTGTTCGTTTTAGAAGTGTATCAAATTTTGACGGATTCACTTCTTCTGCTATAGAATACGGTACTGGTTACTCCATTACAAAAGTTAATGATAATCAGTTTAGTTTTGATGTAAGTGATAGTGGGTCAAGTGAAACAGCTAGTGTTGGAAATATAAGAGGCGGCGGTGGGTTTTCTTCTGCCGGGCCAGTAACAGTGAGTCCTTGATATGGCATATACATACACAACTTTAAAAACAGCAATTCAGGATTACACCCAGAACACTGAGACTACTTTCGTAAGTCAATTACCTCGTTTTATACTGAATGCGGAAGAACGAATTTTAAAAGAATGCCAACTGGACATTTACAGGAGATATGCGACAGGAAGCGCGGCTACGGATACCAAGTTTTTGACCATTCCTTCTGATTATTTGGCTACCTTATCATTAAGTGTAGTAAATGCCTCGAGTAATGAATTTCTACTCTACAAACATGCCACTTTTCTTCAGGATTATACTCCAAATCCGGCGACTACAGGCACTCCTAAGTACTATGCGGATTGGGATGAAACGGCATTTCTATTGGCGCCAACTCCAGATCAAAATTATACTATGGAACTTCATTATTTTTACAGACCCGCTTCCATTACAACAGTATCGGGCGGCACAACTTGGTTAGGGGATAATGCTGAATTGGCTCTTTTGTATGGCGCTTTAGTGGAAGCCTATACCTTTATGAAAGGTGAGGATCAATTGCTTAATATCTATAATGGCCGCTATCAGGAATCCTTACAATGGCTGAAGAATCTTGGTGAAGGAAAACAGACCCGTGATCAATATAGATATGATAGAGTGAGAAGAGATGTGGCTTGATGTTTCAGGCTAGTGGGGAAGGAGGTTTAGGAACAGTTTCTGTTTTTACCTCTACGGATGGAGGACATACTCCTGAACAAGTTGCAGATATGGCATTGAACAGGATTATGCAGATAAATGAGACAGCACCTCCAGTAATACGGGATCAAGCTATTGCTCATAAAAACAGGTTGAGAGAAATTTTGATCTATTATATGAATAGTATGGCGAAAAGTGAAAGAACAACTATTTGGGCTTTAATGAAAAAGCAAGGTCACGATGACATCGCAGAGATTATAAGGAGACTTTAATATGGCGATTAACCAAGCAATGTGCGGTTCGTACAAAAAGGAGATAACCGCCGGAATTCATTTCTGGCTGACTCATTCACGCACAGGGTCAGGCTCTATTGCAGCGGATACCTTTAAGATTGCGATGTTTACATCAAGCCGCACCGATGCAAATGAGGATTTGACCGGATATACGGCCACTAATGAGGTAAGCGGAACTGCCTATGTAGCAGGAGGAGATGCTCTTGCGTCTGTAACTTTGGGGTTATCGGATAACAGTAGTTCTGTTCCAACTGCCTTCTTGGATTTCACAGATACTACGTGGTCTACTTCCACTATCTCCGGTGCAAGGTGTGCTGTTATTTATAATTCTACATTGAGTACTGCCGGGACGGGCGGAACCGTTGGTCATGCAGCTAACCCAAGTGTTTGTGTACTTGATTTCGGTGGTGATAAGTCTTCCAGTGCGGGTGACTTCACTATTCAATATCCTGCTAACGATGCCAATAATGCTATTATTCGTATAGCATAAGGATTATGCCGTGGCTTCGCTTAATGGATGGGGAAGATCTACTTGGGGGAGTGCGGCTTGGGGATCTCACGGCACTCTTGAAGTAACAGGAGTTGAGGCTGCTGGGGCTATAGGAAGTGAAACAGTTGTCATTGTCCAAACGATAGCTGTTACGGGGGTTGAAGCAACTGGGTCTACTGGGAATATTATTTTCCAAGCGGACCTTATAACAGGTTGGGGGAGGTCTACTTGGGGGAGCGGTGTCTGGGGTGATGCCGCCGTTGTTCTAGAAACTGGGGTTGAAGCAGCCGCAGCTATAGGTTCCCAAACGGTAGTAATTCCAGTCTCCCTTTCGGTAACTGGGGTTGAAGCTGCAAGTGCGATAGGAACTATTTCGGTAGGTACGTTTGTTACCATTTCGGCAACTGGAGTTTCAGCCGCAAGTGCAATAGGAACGGTTACCGCTTCAGGAAAGTCTTTCTTTTCGGTGACTGGAGTTTTAGCTGCCGGTGCAATAGGAACTGTAGGAAAAGGAACTGAATTTATTGTTACAGGAGTTGAAGCAGTCGGCGTGGTTAATAGACCCAATGTATGGAGCGTTATTGATACATCAAGCGGAACAATCTGGACAGACATAGCGGCATAGGAGCAATATTATGGTATCTTCATTTACAACAAACTTTGGCTTTGAGGAAATCGCCACTGGTGAGCAATCAGGGACTTGGGGAACTACGACAAATTTCAACTTTGATATCTTAGATAGGATAACTTCTTATAAAGCGGTTGCACTTTCAGATGCGGCTACGGCTACCTTAACGGTTCGAGAAGCCTCTCCTGGTGCCGGAACAGAAAATCTTCAGAACGGGATGTTTCGTATCATCAAGTTTACGGGTTCATTAGCCCAGAATTGTACGATAACCATTGCTCCAGATACTACAACGGCGTGGTTTATTTTTGTAAACGCGACTACCGATACTGGTTCAAGCGGCCCGTATTCCCTACTTATGAAACAAGGAAGTGGGGGAGGAGCCTCAGTTACAATACAAAACGGTAAGAATGCTGCTGTTTTTTGTGATGGAGCGGGTTCTGGGGCAGTTGTTGCGAATGCCCTAAATGATCTTCAGATAGCAACTCTGGAATGTACAGGCGTTGCCGCAATAGATGGCGCGGCTACCTTGGGAAGTACTCTTGCGGTGACCAGTACTTCAACTTTTACAGGTTTAGCTACGGCTTCGGCAGGTATTGCGGCGGCAAAAGAAGACAGTGGTACAAATACCGTTCTTAATCCTGTAAATGTTAAACGAACTTCAAGCGCGACTCCAGCCGCTGGAATTGGTGCTGGAATTGAATTTACAACAGAAACTGCTGTTGGGAATAACGAAATAGGAAGTACGATTGAATCTGTTACAACTGATGTAACCAGTACGGCGGAAATTTTTGATATTGTCTTTAAAAATATGACGGCTGGTGCAACAGCGGCAGAAGTTGCGAGAATAACTGGCGGTGGAATTTTATCTGCTACAGGCGGCGTAAACGCCAAAAAGGAGGACTCTGGAACCACTACAGTTATAAGTCCCCTGTCTGCGACGAGAACAAGTAGCGGAACCCCTGCTGCTGGAATTGGTGCAGGTTTGGATTTTGTTGTGGAAACGGCGGCTGGTAATAATGAAATTGGCGCAGTTCTAAAGGCTGTAACAACGGATGTAAGCAGCACGGCTGAAGACTTCGACATCACTTTTAATCTTATGGAAGCTGGTTCAACGGCAGCAGAAAAGATGCGCCTCGAATCAAATGGTAATCTTGGAATAGGTGTAGCCAACCCCAGCGTCCAGCTTCATATTGCCAAGTCTTCCATAGCGGACATAGGAACCCTTACTTCTGCTACGTCTATTACTCCTGACTTTGCGGCGTCTCAGAACTTCACGGTTACCCTCGCGCATAACGCTGCATTGGAAAATCCCAGTAACGTAGTGGCAGGACAGACAGGAAGTGTTTTTGTCGTACAGGACGGGACAGGTTCAAGAACAATGTCTTACGGAACGTCTTGGGAGTTCCCCGCCGGGGCTGCGCCAACCCTTACGACAACGGCAGCGGCACTTGACCGGATTGACTATATTGTTAGATCAGCCACAAGTATTCAGGCGGTCGCAACATTAGCTTACGCATAGGAGCGGTTCGTGGTTTTCCAGAATAATATCCTATCAGGTGTCGGTGGTCAGGGA